CCTACAAAGACACTACAATAATTTATTAAACCAGGGAGTTACGCCAACAACAATTAAGCAGCTTAATACGAATCTAAAAACATGCTTAGGTGAAGCTGAAAGACAAGGTTATATCTTAAAAAACTGGTGCAAGCTTGTTACCCTTCCTAAAATAGAGGACAATAAAGAAATAAAGGTATTAACTAAAGAAGAACAAAGCAAATTTTTAGAAGCTATAAAAGGCCATGAATTAGAATTATTATTTATACTTGCACTTGGAACAGGGTTACGACTTGGTGAGCTTCTAGGTCTTAAATGGTGTGATATAGATTTTAAAAATAATGAGTTAACAGTTCAAAGAAGTATTCAAAGAGTTCCTATATTTGAAGGTGATAAAATAGTAAAATATGAAGTAATAGAACAAACTCCAAAAACTAAAAATTCAAATAGAACTCTTCCAATACCTATAAATATTATTAACAAGCTAAAAAAATATAAAAAAGAACAGAATCAGCTTATTTTATACATTGGAGAAGGTTATAGTAATAATAATTATATTTTATGTGATAAACTTGGTAATATTATAGACGAAAAAAAACCAGGAAGAAATTTAAAAAGCATATTAAAAAAATTAGAAATTGAGCCAATGAAATTTCATGCTCTTAGACATACATATGCAACTAGATTATTTGAAGCTGGAGTACCACCAAAGACTGTTCAACATCTAATGGGCCATGCAGATATACAAACTACAATGAATATTTATACCCATGTTATGAAAAGCGAAAAATTGGAAGCAGTTGATAAAATTAATAAATTATTTAGAGAAGTCTAAAATTAGGCTTCTTTTTTATTATTTTTAACACATCAACAACACAATAACAACACAATGAATATAAAAACTAATAACACTAAAAAATATTAAATGAGATAATAACATTGAAAAATACACATTTAAAAGCAATTATAATTTTTAATAAATTTTTATAAAATGTAATTTTTAATATCCCGTCATCGGCACCATTTTTTTACATATGATTACTAAACGCATTGAAAAACCTAGACTGTAAGGGCTAGGTTTTTTTTATTCCCATAAGAAAACAACACATTTACAACACAATTGGAAAAATTATATGTTTTATCCTTGTTTTCTCTTCTAATAGCTCTTTTTAAATTTTCTATTTCCGTTTCATAATAAATAGCTTCATTCCAGTATGTACTTTTCCAGTTATTAAGTTTAGATCTTTCTAACTCAAAAAATTTTAACCTAATTAAATTACTTTTTCTAATAAGTTTATCTTTTGCTTTATAATAAATCTGTGATACCTTTGTTATTTCAATTTCTAATATATCAGCAATTTCTTTATCGCTCTTATCATCAAATGTCTTAAAAAGTATAATATCCCTTTGATTTCCATTAAGGACTCTATTTATTTCACTTATATAGTCTTTTATGATTAATGTATCTAGTACTGTTTTTTCTATGTTTATAGTTCTATCTGGAATGATTTCATCCAGGTATGTATCATCATCATTATTTATTGGTCTATTCAAGGAAATTGAATGATTACAAAATCTTTTCGCCCTTCCTAGATTTTGAAATTCTCGTAATATATATTTTTCTACACAAGTATAATAATAAGTTAATTCAGAAGCTCCTTTGGTTTCGTCATATGTATCAAAAACATTTATTAATGCTAATGCTCCAATTTGAACTAACTCCTCCATATCTATGCCAAATTTATTATTTTTATATTTTCGTGCTATCTTCTTTAGCATTAGTTCCCATTTTAAATACTCCTGGTTAGTCATATAATCATCCCCTTTAGTAATATAGATAAATAATATTAAAAAGCTTTTAAATCGCCTTAGAATCGAAATAAATAGCTCATTTTTTTATGTTTAAATTTAAACTATAATTTTGTTGTGTTAAAAATATATAATATCAATACATTTTATTTATAACACCTCGCACGAAGATTTATAATATTTTGGATTTGTTGTTTCCTCTCCACCATTAAAATGTATCTCCTAACTTGAATTCGAGCAATATAGGGGGTATAAATAAAGGAACTGTGAAAATATCTCAGTTCCTTCAGTAAATATTATTTTAAATTATTAATAAAATTCTCAATATAAGATTGTTGTGCTCGTTTTTTCTCTTGTAAGATAGCTTCTATAACTTTATCTTTAACACTTGCACATATTTCATTCTCATTCTTGTTAGAGATAATATTAACATTTTTGAAATGTTGTTCTACTTCTTCAGCTGTTAGCCATGATTCATCTTGGACCATTTGATTTAGAGTAGCTTCATCAATCTTGGATTTAGCTTTATATATCTTCATTGTAGCTTCTTGTATCTTATCAAGAGACTCAGCTGTTTGTCTTAGTTGTTGTGCATTGCCTTGAGCAACTGTCCAGCACGGATGTATCATAGTAATAGAGTTATCATATACATTTATGTTATCTCCAGCTAATAGGATTGTTGCTGCTGCACTACAAGCAAAACTCATATTATAAGTATTTATCTTAGCTCCAGATTGTTTCAATGTATTTATTATAGCTAATGATTCTTTAACATCACCACCAAAAGAATTAATATATACATTGATTTCATCTACTCCAGATAATTCTTGTATCTGTTCCACAAGTCCTGAGCCATCTACTATATCCCCATATACATATATATCATTCATAGGTATCACCTACTTTTACTTTTGTTTTACGTTTATAAATGCTGGAGCTAAGTTAGTTACATCTAATACTCTAGCCGATTTGTCCAAACAAAGTCCTGCACATAATTCAACTGCTTTTGCTACTTTTATGTCCTCTAAAAACTTAAACTCATCAGAGACACTTACTTCCATTTGTTTCCCTACTATAAGTTGATAAGCCTCAGCATCAAATAATACAGCTTGATTATCTGGTACTTCATCCACAACTACAACTTCTACGTCGTATGGGAATACATTTACTTTTTGTCCTTGTACATTTACAACTTCCATAGCAGGAAGTACTTTTGTAAAATACATGTTATTGTTACAAGCTAAGAATACCTTATCTCTTTTCTTCATACGGCCGTTGTCGTCAGTTAGGACTTGTTTAACAATTGGTAACATTGTTGCAGCTTCAAATGATGTTACAGCTGTTTTAGTGACAACTTCTTCTGTTGTCTGAGATGCAATCATATCCGCCACTATTTTATCTTCTAAAGCTAATATCATGGCTTCCTTTAAGTTTGCATCTAATAGATTTTTCAAATAAGCTAAACTTTGGAATCTGCATAAATCTTGAGCTATTTGAAAATAAGCTGATAGTTTCTCAAGTGTTACACGAGCAACTTTTACTTTACCTGTTATTTCTTTTACTATAGCTTCAGTTAGAGGTTTAAATGTAGCTTTGTCTACTCCACCACCGTTTAAAACTATATCAACAACAGCTCTATCAGTGGGCATTGTTTTAACAGCTGATACAAGTTTAGAATCTGTTTTTATATTTTGAAGAACATCCTCAACATCTTTCACTGGTAAATATGGATCTGTTACTCCTTGTTTCACACCAGTTAGGTTATTTCTTAGTCCTTCATAAAACTTTTTACTTTCTGATGACATCGCAATATTACAAGATTGATTTTCAATGTTCATATTCATTACTTCATCTTTTATAAGACTTTGTAATGCTATTTCTGCCTCTTCTTTGGAAGTAGCATTAAAAAATGTTTCGTATTTATTTGAGCCTAAAATCATAGTTTTTCCTCCATAATTTAGATTTGTGAAGAAATAAATTTATAGACAATTAACTATTGCTTTTAGAACTTATAAATAAAAACTTATAGCTTTTCCCACCCTCTAGTCATGAATAAAGAACAAGCTATACTTTTATTTTAACATATTTCGTTAAAAAAAATAATATTTATTAGATTAATTACTATTTTTCTGATATAATTTAATTGTGAAGAGATAAATTAAATCCTTTTTGATAAGATATTTTTATTGAGTTTTTGATTTTATTCTCTTCTTCTGTTTCCAATTATTTTCTAGTATAATTTCTTATTTCTTATTAAGAAAAAAAGAAGCTCAGGAGTATTTATCCTGAGCTTTTTTATTTGTAGTTACTGTAATTATTGGAGTGGTAACTACGTTTATACTTCTTACTTTAACAGTTTTTTTATTATTTTTAGAATTTGTATGTTCATCATATTGTTATGGCTCTCAGCCATAACTTTTAAGTCTATAATATCAACCAACGAAAAATTTCGTTCAGTAACCTATATAGAATTAACATTAGTATATTTAGAACTAGACTTAAAAACGTATACGTCTGACGTATCTGTTTATATAGAATTAACATTAGTATATTTAGAACGTAAGTAATCCTTACTTACAAATATCACCTAAAACATCTAAAAGTAACATTAGTATATTTAAACCAAATTGTAACCGTTACTGTCGGTTACTTTTAATAAGATCTAAAAGTAACATTAGTATATTTAAACCCTATATAGAGGTTGGTTAGAATTTTCTACCAACATTATCTAAAAGTAACATTAGTATATTTAAACCCTTGGTGGGGAACATTATTCCCATGGTGGAGTTAGATATAAAAGTAACATAAATTTTATCCTCCTTATAATATTATTTTAATTTATACCCCTCTCTTTTTAATTATTGCCCCCTCTCCACTCTTCAAAAGTGGTTATATACCCCTCTTCAGGAAGTAGAGAAGGGGAAAACGGTCGAAAGAGTGGTATTTTTATTTAACTAAATATTATATTTTCTCTTATGTCTTAAACTGTCTAATTGACTTTCCATGTATGGATTATCTAATTTTTCCCTAGCTTCTACATTGCTACTATTTTGAAATATACCTTGTATAATCATGTCCTGGAAGCTTGGTTCTTTCATATCCTTTGTTCTTAGATAGTCGTATGTAGTGTTAAAGGCTTGTCTTTCTGATTCTGATATTAATTGTAGCACATATTGGATTAATTCTGCTTTCTCTTCTTCTTCTAAATCTAGATCTTCTACCAGTTCCTTGTAATATATCCAGTTTTCTATAAATCTTTCTGATTTTTCAAATACAAATTCATGTTTAAATCCTTCTAAATTTGCATCATTATCTATTAATATTTCTCTTTCTCTAGCTATGTCAATTTCTCTCAATTTAAATACCTTATAAAGCAGTTTCACTATCCAATAAACTGTCATTCTGATAAATACTATAGAATAATGTAAAGAAGTTCTTAAAATCGCTCCTATAAGGTCAGATAATACATTGTATATAGTTCTTTTTTCCTCTTCCATATTTAAACCCCCTATTGATTAAATAGGAGTTATATAATATACTTATCTTAGGTTTTGAGTTGTATATTATATAACTCCTGGTGTTGCTATTTTGGCAACACCTTTTATTTTTTATAACTAGATACAAATATTTTTATTAGCTTCAAATATTTTATATCGTGTATAGCTTCTATTTTTTTTACTATTTCTTTTTTTATTTCTTCCTCTTGTAATTTCTTATTTTCCATATTCTCTCTCCTTTTTTTATTTTACCAATAAGTTTATTAACTCTTGAAATGTCATTGTTGGATTAATTTCTGCGATAAGGTGTAATAATTGAATAGTCATAGTCATTACATTGCACCCCCTTCCATTTCATTTAATAATCCTTGAAGGTATGAAGCTCTTTTTATTATAGATTTAACTAATTTCCATTCTTTTGTTTCATCAACTTCTATAAGATCTAAATTTCTAAAATATTCGTCTGCTTTATCTAATCTATTTATTAATGATTCTAATTCTAGTATTATTTCCTTTTTAGTCATGTAAATGCCCCCTTTCTAGTCTAGCATTGTATTTTATTACTCCCGCATACTTTTCTACTGGGAATTAAGTCATTCATAGGTTAAAACGGCATATCTTTATTCTATCCTATTGGAAAATAATTCATTGTCTTACCTTCAAATAAATAGTATTGACTTCCTGTTGTCCCTGTTCTATATTTGTCGACTATTATCTCTATAAAAGGGCAACCATTGTTTTTAAAATTAACAATTTTTTCTTCTAACGTATCAACCTCTGGCTTACTTGCTCCATGAGGTGTAGCCATTTCTTTAACTCTTTCGCTTCTTTTTATAGCTTCTTCTAAGTTTCTATCCCCTCTTACTTCCCATAGGTATATAACTATATTGCTATCCATGTATATAGCCCTGGATTCCCTTGTAAATCTTTCCCCATGTGGTCTGCAATATGTTGCCTGTTCTGCTAGTTGTGTTAATTGTATGATAGTTATATTTAAGTCTAGAGTCATATTTTTTAATGCTCTAGAAAGTTCAGCAACTTGTCGCTCTCTTGGCAATTTATTGTCTGTTGGCTGTAATAACTGTAAATAATCTATTACTACTATATCTGGTTTAACTATTCTTACTTGTTTTTGTATATCGAAAATAGTTGATGAACTTTGGTCTATATATAAATTACTATTAGAAAATATTTCTGTTGCATCAGCTATTTTTTTAAAATCTTTATCTGTTAGTCCATTTTTTACAAGTTTTTCGTTCCCAATATCACAAAGTGATAATATTAATCTTTGGGCTACTTCTTCTTTTGTCATTTCTCTTGTTATATATAAAACTTTTGGCGTTTTTTTATCTTCCTTTTTAGCATTTATAATTATATTTTTAAGCATTTGCATAACTAGAGAACTTTTACCTTGTCCTGAATAAGCTCCAATTGTTATTAATTGCCCTCTTCCTAGCCCTCCAGTATGTTTATCTATTATGGATATACCTGTTTTTATTTTTTCTTCTAAATTTCCTAATTGTATTTGCTCAATGTTATTAATTACCGTATTTAAAACGGTGTCTATATTTTCTGCCCCTTCATTTTTATCTATATCTAGAAACTCTGTAGAAGCTTCAAATTTACTCATAACATAATCAATACTTTCTCCTCTTTCTATCCCTTTTGTTCCTGTATTAAATATAAACCATAGTGTTCTTTTTTGTGAGTTGCTTTTTACTATATTTGCATAATATTTTACATTGTCTGTTGTAGGTACGATACTTGATAAACTTGTTATATATCCTATTCCTCCTATTTCATCTAAATAACCTTGACTTCTTAAATCATCTGCTAATGTTATTAAGTCTATTTCGGATTGATTGTTATAAAGGTTTATCATGCTTTTATAAATTACTCTATGTGCTTCTTTATAAAAATCTTTTTCTTCTAAAATGTCTGTTACTTTTTCCATTACATCTTTATCTAGTAATATAGATCCTAATACGGATTGTTCAGCTTCTATGTTATATAATTCGCTCATTTTATTACCTCCTAAAACTCTCTGCCTAAAATTGCAGCTAAATCTTTGTTGGCTTGTTCTTTTATCTTTCTACTAGCCTCTAAGTCAATAACTGTCTTTTGCTCTTTTACTGGTTCTATGTAATTATTATCTAGATAATCCATATAAGCTCCATTAAAAAATGTATCTCCATGTTTTATGTATTGTTTATCTTTTCCTTGCACTTCTAAGGAATATCTCTCTACACATCTTTTTATTTGCTCATATCCATGGTTTTTTATAAGCTTAGGTAATTTCTTATAAGCTTTAGATTTACCTTTTTTATTAGGATATATATTCCATATAGAATCACATTCTTGCTCAAACTTGTTTTGAGGTATATTATTTTTAATTCTATTTATATTATCTATTTTAGATGTGCCCTTATCTGTGTCTTTGTCTGTGCCCTTTCTGTGTCCTTTAATACTCTTAACCCCAGTAATACTGTCATTTGTCTGTGTCCTTTCATCTTCTTTATCTGTGTCCTTGTCTGTGCCCTTGTCTTCGTAAGTTTTCAGCATATATATACTAGGTTTTTTACTTCCTTTTTCGCTTTTACTTACAATTTCTATAAAACCATCTCTTATAAATTGATTTATTAACCTTCTAGCCACTTTCTCACTAATTTCAATATCCTTAGCTACTGTTCTTACTGTAAGTTCTACTTGTCCAATAGGAAAGTTTTTAAGCCTAGAGTAGTTTTCTTTTTTAATTAAATAGTCATAGAACTTATGTTCTACACTTCCATATTTAAATGCTAAAGCTCTAGTATCATATTTGTAATAACTTTGTCCCATAAAGATCACCTACTAACAATTTAAAATTGTTTTCCGATATTGTTTTCTAACCAAGCATCTACTTTATCAGCTAATATATTTATTTTTCTTCCTGTTTTAATCATTGGGAAGCCTTCAGCATTAACTAACTTATAGCTATAATTCATAGAGAAGCCATAATTTTTTGCGAATTCTTTTACTGTTATTATTTTTTTATTCATAATATTCCCTCCATTTCTATTCATTGTCATTAAAGAATAATTCTGTTACTGGTATATCTAATACTTTAGAAATTTTTTTTATTGTATCTATTCTAAGATTTATCTTTCCATTTTCTGCTTTACTAACTGTTGCTGGTGATATACCTGCCAATTTAGCTAATTCTTTTTGACTTAAACTTTTTTTAATTCTAGCTATTTTTAAATTTAAACCCATAATTACACATCCTTTCATATCTAATTGGATATTTTTTAACTTTATACTTTTTATTCTAGTATCTTTTCGGATATATTTCAATATTTTTTTGGATATTTTTTTAATTTAAGTATATTTTTATTTCCATTTGGATATTTTCCATATATAATTAAATTATAAAGAGGTGATAATTTTGGATAGTAAAAAAATAGGTGAAGCTATTAAATTAGCTAGAAAAAAAAATAAATTAAGTCAAAAAGAATTAAGTGAATTATGCGATATACCTGTTATTAGCATTGGTAGATATGAAAGAGGAGAGCGAACTCCCAACTTTAATACATTAATTGATATAAGTAAAGCTTTAGGAATTCCAATAAGTGCTTTCGATAGCGAAGGCTGGTCTTATTATGATAATGGACGTGCTTTCGGTCAAAGTGGCGAAGAAATATCTTTTAGCGAAATGATAAATTCATTATACGATCCTTTTCTTGGAAGAGGTAAAGAAGAAATTATTAATATGTGTGAATATGCTTCTAAAATTCTAGAGGCTTCCAATATCAAAGTTACTTGTAGGAAAGATAAAGACTTTGAATATCTTATATACATTCAACAAAAACAAGATACTGCTATTTTATTTCCTAAAGAGTTTTTCGTAGAAGCTGAAAAAATAACATGGTTTATGAAAAACGAAATATCTACTATTATGGAGTATAACAATGAGTAAACGTGCCAATGGTGAAGGAACTATTGTTCCGTACAAAGTAAATGGAGTACAGAAGGGTTGGAGGGCTTCCATACAAATAGGATTTAAGCCTAATGGCTCTCCAGATAGAAAGCAATTTTACGGAAAAACTCAAAAGGAAGTAAAAGAGAAACTAGAGGACTATAAACGTAAAATGTCTATGGGTATCCTAAACGAAGAAAAAATAACTATTCAGGACTGGTTTTATACTTGGTTATTTGACTACAGAAAACAAGATCTTAAACCAAAGAGTTTTGATAGATATTACGGAATTTATAAAAATTATATTAATAATACCACATTAGGGAAAATTAAATTATGCGATTTAAGAACTACACACCTACAAAGACACTACAATAATTTATTAAACCAGGGAGTTACGCCAACAACAATTAAGCAGCTTAATACGAATCTAAAAAC